AAATAATAAGCTGTTAGTTTAATATCTGGATGCCAGTACTTGGCAACTCGTTGAAACATTTGGTGTGCATGGTCTTTAAGAGAGTTCTCATTGAATGCTGTAACTACATTTATCTGTGTCATTAATTCCTTGCCTTTATTAAGTAATCTACTTCAGCATCTACCATGCCGTTAGCTTGTAACCATCGTGCATCATTAGTCCATTCGACTGCATACTGTGCATCTACTTTACCTCTACATTCCCATCCTTCAAACCAAGGACCACCAGTGGTAAAGTGTACATTTTTTGCTTCCAGTTTAGGATCAGAGTGACCATCAAGCCAGTTCCATTCTTCAGGTATACGTCCTATGTCTGCTTCCTTATCGGGTAGCCATTCAAATCCATGAAGCCATCTGCCTGAACGAGTGTTCACATCTTCTATGGTAAGATTCTTATGAGCCTCGTGAGCACAGTTAAACATTATAAGACTTGACCAGTTCTTTCTACGATATGGTTCCTGTACTTTATTATCCATCTTACTACCAGCTTCTGGTTCATACTCGTGATGTACACACCATAGAGGATAGTAATCTAAACTACATAAATCAAATAGATCTGCCACATCTGTTCTCATGTACATATCACAATCCATATACAGAGCCTTCCCTTCAAACATATTCAAGAAGGGAACAAGAAATCTGGTAAAGGAAAAGTCAGTGGAGAAAGGACGGCCATCAATTATATCATATCTTTGGCCGTCCATTACAGAAAATTCTCTACGATACAGACCTATACGTTGTACTACATCTAATCGAATTGGCACTACTCTTATTGGCTTCGTTGTTATACGTTCCAATGAGAACTTTAAAACTTGATAGGCCATATCCTCTTTAGGATCGTAGCCGATATAGACTGTATTCATAGAATCTCCTTAATTAACAGTTATTTGTCTTGGTCTTTGCTCTTCAGGAATATTCTGCTTTAATCGAATATGGAGTACCCCATCGGTAAGGTCAGCCCCTTCGACTTCAACAGTGTCGTTAAGGACAAACTTCCTTTGGAATGCTCTCCTAGCAATTCCTTTGTGAACATAGTCAGAGTTATCATGTCTATCACTGGCATCCCCTTCTATAGTTAAGTTACTTTCTTTAACCTCAACATTTATTTCTTCCTTGGTGAAACCTGCAAGAGCCATTTCTATACAGTAAGAGTCTTCACCTGATTTAACAATATCATAAGGTGGATACCCACCATCTGTATTATTAGTAGGAGCTGGAAAATTTGCCAGCATTCTATCGAACCCAATAAAGTATCTAGGCCATATATCATTATTTAACATATCATTCTCCTTTAATATGGAACCCATTATGGCATTCCATTCCGTTATTGTCTCATATATCTATCTATTTGTCAAGACTTTTTTATACCACCTGAGTTTTTCCTTATAATATCATTATGATTTAACTCACTCCAATATATCTCCAGCCCACTGACACACTCATCAAGACTTGTGAACATATGGTATTCTCCCGGTGGTACTACAGTAAAATCTCCAGCATGTAATATAGTCTGGTCTGTTAGATCATAGTCATTCTTCCATCGTTCTATCATTAGCTTACCTTTGATAACATAGAAAGCATTAAACTTTGTCTGATGTTTATGTAAAGAACAGTATGCTCTTGGCTTTATATATATCTGATGGATCTCAACAGCAGGACTTTTCAATAGGTCTATTGTATTGCCCCATATTTTTCCTTCCTTCATGTTATATCCACCAACTCACATACACCAGCAGTACAGGCTAATTCCTGTGCTCCTGTAGTGTTATCTTCCTTCTCAAACTCTGTGAGTAAAGACCAATCAATACGTTTCTTTGGCATAGTCTTCATTATATTTTTGTACTCCTCTTTATTTATCTCCTGATAGGGAGCCTGTTTATAATTGTGGTCAGAATATGGCAGAAATGAGACACCAGATAGATGATCAAAGTTATCCCAACACCAAGCACCTACTTCTATCCACTCTCTTTCCTTCACAGATATAGTAACACTTGGCTTATGCTCACACCAGTGCTCTGCATATACCTTCCAAATCTTCAACTGTTCAATGGCACTCAAGTCATTTCTAAATTGAGACTTAGAACTTGTCTGAATAGGGAAGGAAAAGACAGTGACATTATCTGGACTTGTAACGTCAGGCTCATTAGGAATACCATGTTCCTTCATAAACTTTGTCAATGGGTCAAGATTATCTGCCCTTACAGTACGAACATAATAAGGTGAATGTCTGGTGTGTATACCACTGGCACTATCTACTAGCTGACTGACAGTACCTGATGGTTTCACACAGGTAATAGCCGTAGACTGAGGTATACCTAGTTTCTCTGCCCACTTCTTATTAGTTGCTATAGCTACATTACGTAGATAGTTAAGATTATCTTCCAGATAAGGTACATTAGCAGAGTAAGATAGTTTTGCAGGTGAGGAATGTAATAGCTTACAATCCATTATGCCTGTTAAGGATACACCTAGCAGTCTCTCTTCTTCTGTATTAGTTGTCCATCTCTTTCTTAGATAACCAAAGTCAGTTAGTGTAGATTGTATAGTACCTAACAAGGTAGCTATACGTATCTTTCTTGCCAAAGAATTACGATCATCTTCAGCTCTACATACTACCTCTGTTAGATTACAGAATTGATTAGGACGTAGTATAATCTCTGAGCAAGGATTAGTACCAAAGTCTACATCCCAAATTCTACGTTTGTTCTGTGCTGCTTTCTGTTGAGCTGACTCACGATTAAAGATACCTCGTTCACCACTCTTACTTTCATAGAGGGACTGCCATTCCTGCATGAATACACCAGTGTCAGGACGATTAGTATATACAGCAGAGTTATTAGCCAAGGCTCGTTGAGGATCAGTATTAAACCAAGCACCAGATTTAGCTGCTCTCATACGATCATCGGATAGATTAGACAAAGATATGAGAGCAGACCTACGTACACCACCTACGACTACGACCTCACCCACCTTGCAAACTATATCATGGCACTCTATGGAATTTAATTTCCTACCTCTGGCTTCCTCAAACTTACGTATGGTAAAGTCAAACAAATCTACCAATGGTTGAGGACCACTGGCTCTACCACCAAAGGTTTTTAATCTTGAACCAGCAGGACGTACCTTGCTAACATCTATCTTAGGTATTCTATTTGTATACAGAAAGGATATAAGATCTTTAAATGCTCTGGCCCATCCTTCCTTGGAATCAGCCACACTAATAACGTCATCGGTTCTTTCAAACTCTACGTCTGGTATAGTAGGTAACTGATTAACATATTGTCTCTCAACAGAGAAGCCTACACCTGTACCATTCATAAGAATATAAAGTATCTCATCAAAGCACTTTGGATTATCCACTGGTATATAGGAACAATTGTATCCAGCTATGTTCTCCCTCTCAAGGGCAGGGCCAGCAGTCATTAACGATCTCATGCTAGGCATTACGTCAAGAAAACGAATAGCATTACGTATCATAGTCCAATCCTTGGTATCAAGTTGATCCTTAACTCCAAGGTTTTTTTCTATGTGTACTTTAAAGAAAGTAATTAATCTATTAACAGTTTCATCCCATGTTTCTCTACGGCCTTCCTCTTCCAGCCATCGGGAGTAACGAGATAAGTAAATAAAGTTCTGATACTCAGTCGGTAGACTCATCAATACTCTCCCCATATTCAAGTTCAATTAGTAAGTTAATATAATGTCTTGCCTTTAACAGATCTTGTAAGCCTTCACCTTTAACACGATGTCTGGTAACATACTTAACTGCATTACCTTCACACCAGTTAAGGTTGTTAGCCATTATATACTCTGTAGGTTGTATGGTCAAGTTCTTATAATGATCACCACCAACCTGATACTCCCTAGCTCCTTTACTCTGTGTCATTAGTTTTCTCTCCTTCGTGTTTCCGTAACCACTCAATACCTTTTTCTAAAAGATTAATATCATCTTTAAGAAGACCTAGCCCACTATTACAATTTTGGCAGAGGAATCCTCTTACATGCCCAGTTTTATGACAGTGATCTATGGCCCAACTTTTCCCTGTCCTTCCTTTTGATCTTTGATCTTTTGTTCTACCACAGATAGGACATGAGTAATCATCGTTAGGCTCACGATACTGTCTTCTATATGCTCTTCTTATCCTCCTACTTTTATTTCTACATTCTTTACAGCTTCCTCTGTAACCTTTATAAGCAAGAGTACTATATTCAAATGATTTTAAAGGTTTTTCCTCATCACATTCAATACATACTCTAGTATCTACTTCAATCTCTATTTCATCTTTAGAAAATAAATTAAGTTGGTTTATGTCATTCACTTTCCCTCTCCGTTAATATATTATAGATCTTGTATATAACATCTCTTTTCTCCTTTGAATGTATAGCTGTAAGAGCAAAGCTCCTAACCTGTGAAGGCTCTACACCTGCACCATCACATATAAATTCAAAGTTGTCACACGTTACTCCAATACTACAAAAGAACCATGCGTGAGCACGATCCTTTAGCCTTACATCTTCCTGATATGTCTGTGTATTTTTATCAGGCTTCTTTAATATATCTATAAGTGCTCGACCAATTATAGCCAAGAATAACCTACGTTCAGGTTCCTCGTGATCGAACTGAATTATAGGATCTACAAATATATCTACGTCATCGTCTTGCATTCTTCTTTCTTTTCCTTTTGACCCATCCTTTCTTCGCAGCCTCAGACAGTTTCTTTCTATATTCAGTATCATAATTAACAGTTCTTTTCTGCGCAGCCTCAGACAGTTTCTTTCTATATTCAGGATCTTCGCATCTTTTCTTCATAGCCTCAGATTGTTTCCTTCTATATTCAGGATCTTTCCTAGATTTTTGAAATGCTTCAGAATTTTTTAAAGACTCAGATATTTTCTTTCTCTTTTCAGGATCACTCCATCTTTTATTTGAAGACTCAGATTGTTTCCTTCTATATTCAGGATCTTCATAGCTCTCAACAGGCCGATAGAACTTACCACCTACTCGTGAGTTATAGTAGGCTGGTTCATCTGTACCTTCTAAAGTAGAAGCAAGCACATTATATTTCATCTGATAATACAGTTCATAGTATCTAAGACTACGCCTGTTCTTATATTCTGCTATGATCTCAAACTTGAAATGCTTCTTACCTATCTTCTCTATGTCTTGATTGAGCCACTTGGAAGAACCAGTATATACTCTCCAGTTTGATTCCTTCTCTCCAAACTTAGCCTTAATCATGTACTGTTTACATCCGATATATGCCTTGGTAGTCTGAAGGTTGGTAATGATATAGACAAAGCCAAACTTGTACGTGTCAGCATGGAATGTCTTATCACTACCAAACTTCAACCAATGGTGATCTACCAATCTATAACCTCTGGTACATCTTTAGGAGTCCTAGATACAGTGGTTAAATATCTATATCCATTTGCATATCTAAAGACTCGCAATCCATCACCACCATTGGCATCACTCCAACAGTACTTCTTATGAGCACAGTATATACAAGAAGTACCTAACCTTCTGTTACCAGAAGCACCATCAGCTACATCGGAGTAGCATCTGGCAGGTGGAGCTTGCTGTTTCATTACCTCTTTAAGATCTTTAATCCTTTCAGATGCATTAATCATCTCAAGAGAATGAACAGGTAACAAACATATCTCACCAGTTACCTTATTGATAACCAAGAATGCAGCTTCATCTTTATCATTAGCTTCTGCGTAAGCTGATATCTGAGCAATGTATCCGAATGGATCATTCCTCTCCAGCCTACCCTTCTCAAACTTCTTAAAGCTATAATCAGATGCAGACTTACAATCTACTAGGACACCATCAATCATACAATCTTGATGTCCCTTCACTCCTTCCACACTAACTTCCTTTTGCATATCAGTAACAGTATGTCCTGCTAGTCTGGACAACACAATAAGAAGTTCCTCAAGTATATAACCATATAGAAACTTGATACGAGTGGAAGAAGATAGAGGTATTATCTTATCCTCAGTAGTATACATATCATACCATAGCTGTCGATCCTTCTTACCTATAGCTGATAGACGTAAATTACTTCTACTACGAGGCTTCTCATTTAAGAATAGTTTTAAATGCTCCTTTATGTTGGTTGCAAATTCATCTACGTGTTTATCTATTTCCTTCTCATCCATCTGTAATTCATCTGGATCAAAAAGACTATAGATATCTTCAACTAATGTATGTATATCTTTCATATTAAAAAAGTAGGAGAGGCACTACACCTCTCCCACAAGAGTTATATGAAAGGACTAAGAAGCAAAGGGAATGTCTTCATCCCCCTCTTCTGAAACGAACCCACCATCTACAACATCAAAGGCTTCGTCTGCCTCTGTGTTGTATGGAGTAAGATTAACAACTTGTACGGCACGGAGATCCGCACTTACTCCTTGACGGCCCTTAAACTCCCACTCATAGGTAGTGTAGTGAACATTAACCTGTGAGCCATTACCAATCAGGGTGTTGGTCATGGTACGCTTCTGACCATCAACGAGATCAGGAGCACGATTGAGAGAACCATCCTTCCTACGAACCTTACGCTTGATTGAAACAAAATCACCACGTTCATCGCCTTTATTCTTTAGAATAAGTCCATCCTTCTTAACAGTCTCAAGACTCTTTCCATCCAGATTACAGATGTCCACAGTCCATACACCATCACTATCAAAGGTGGTGTTAGGATTGGTGATTGCGGCCCAATAAGCGGTTCCAGAAATTACTGACATATTTTATATCTCCTATATATCTATTGTTTAAAAATGAATTATCTCATAATCAGATTAAGATGTCAACAACAAAATTATCTTAATCTAATTAATCCATATGTAGTTCGTAAGAACTTCACTACATATGGTTAATTAGTGTGTCTCAGCCCATGTCGTTCCATGTTTCCATGTACTATCTAACGGGCATTTGAACTTTAACTTGAGTTCCGTATCCTTGATAGCATCCTTGGTTATGATACCGAACTGGTTCACATCCTTCTTTGCTACCTCGAACTGGTACTCGTCATGTATTGAAGCAACTAATCGTGCATCAATTCCTTTGTGGCTTATTCTTTCTGTCATATTAATAAGCCAATCCTTACATATACTTGCTCCTGCTCCTTGAATTAAGGTATTAAGAGCAGCATGAGGTGATCTTATATGCAGGTGTCTGCCATCCACTCCTCGTATTGTACCCCTCTCAGCGGCCCTCTGAACGCTGTTACGGACACGTTTGAGGGCTGGCATATTAGACAAGAACCTATCCATTAGTTCCTGTCCATGATCTTTGTTACCACCTACGATCTTACCGATCTTGGCGGCACCTGCTCCATACATAAATGCATAGATAAATGTCTTCGCTTGATCCCTGTCTGTGAGTCCAGCCATCTTCATGTTAGCTGTATGTACATCACCATTGAGGATCTCATTAGTATACTCTTTACTGTCCATCAGATGGGCAAGGCATCGTAGCTCAAGACCAGAGGCATCTGTACCTACCAGAGTATGAGTATGTGGATTATCCACAGTCCAACAGGCTCTACACTCCTTACCAAAGGGACTACGTACTGCTGGTATCTGAGCCATGTTAGGACTATGGTGAGCCATACGTCCAGTGATAGTCTTTAGAGTTAATACTCTACCATGTACCCTACCAGTGGTATCGTCATAGGAATTAATCCAAGATTGTATCTGAGCTATTCTCTTTTGCAATAGGAAGTATCGTGAAAACTTATGTGCTTCTTCCATCTTAATCTTATCAAGAATCTCTTCACTAATCTTAGGTTGCCCTGACTTATCTGTAAACTCCTTTGGTTTCCAACCAAGCTCCATCAAACGATCAGCAATCTGCTGTCGTGATCCTATATTAAATGGGATATACTTTGTCTTGGTCTTTAACTGAACTGCTGTAGGTTCAAAGGATACCTTAGACCATGTTTCAAGATCCTGTGCCTCATCAGTGAGGCGAGACAGTAATCCTATGGCCTTACGTATGTCCAAAGCAAAGCCATTCTTCTCCTGTTTATCTACTATGGCACGTACCTTATGTTCCATACGAATAGATTTCTTGGAGAAGCCAGCTCCTTCTATAGCTAACTGCTTGTATACCTTATGAGCTAGTTCAACATCATTCTTACAATACTCAAGCATACTCTTTGAGTACTGCGAGAAGTTCTCATGCTCCATCTTATAACAACCTAATCGTTCACCCCATGCTTTAAGACTATGACCTTTATCTCTAATGGGATTGATAAGTTGTGATAATACCAAGGTATCTATGACCTGTTCCAACTTAATCTGTGTGCCTAGTAGCTTGTTAAGATTAGGTGCATCAAACGAAATACCATTATGCATGACAAAACGATCAATAGTTTTAGCCCAATCCTTAAACGTATCAAGATTACTATGATCCCACACTTGTATCTGTGATGTCTGATGATCCTTTGCTACTATACAATGGATTAATGTTGGTTGTAGAGAATCTGTTTCTATATCTACGATTGCGACTTTCATATTCCTCGTCTTGTCCACACCAGTTACACTCCTCTCCGTTTCCTACGTTCATATTTGTGTGTTCCACTGGACACCAATGTTC